TGGGTGAAGATAGGGAGGCTGATCTGCCAAAGCTTCTATTGCATAAAATCTTGTATGTTTGCAAAGCTTTATAATCTTCTTTGTTTTTGTAGTAAATAGACTTGGCAAGATATACAGGATATTTCTTTGACCTTTCTGTATACTTCCAAACTAAGCTTTCCACCATAGAGTCGAGTGGGAGATTGTTACGCTCGATAAAGAACGATGGTTTAATTTTATTAAAATCAGGTATGCAGTTACTTAGCTTGGTATTGTTGTTGTATATGAATGAATCATAGAAGGGTATCACCAAGGCTAAATCATCAGTCCAAACCTTGTTTAAGTAATCGAAATCTACAGCCCCATCATTATCTGCGTTAGCGAAAGAAAAGATCTTATTAAGTAACTTGCAGCCATCGTCATTTTTAGAGAAGCAAATTATTTTGTGATCTGAGGAATCTTTATCTTCATTAACATTGTTCCTGCAAGTAAGTCGTAGGCCGAAAATTAATTGCAAGTTGTTTTTCTTGCAAGCCTCGTTAGCCTTCATGAATCCGGTCATAGTGTCTTCGACCAACACTAATTTTTCGTATTCGTTTTCTTTGCAAATGTCTATGATGTTGTCTGGACCTCCGTCAGCTGACTGCTTGTCAATAGTGAGAATGCTCTTGCCTATAGAGTAGCAAGACTTGAAAACCGGGATCATGCCTTATGCTATCGCGAAAGATACGCGGTGTCAAGAAATTTTAGGACAACCCGCGTAGTAATGCATTTCATAAGAGCCGCCGGGAGGGACAATGGACTCATTGAAGTCCTCCTCCATAACAGATGATACAAATCTGCCATCCTTGTCTGTGACATGATAATAAAAGAAATCGAACTTCATCGGGCAATACCATTTAGGAGTCCCGTCTTTTTTAAGCTCTCCTCTTTTTTTAGCAAATCCACACATAAGTCTTCCGCTAAAGGTATCGTCTTTAGGAAAGCCCTGATCTATAGCGAAATTGGATTTAGCGTCTTTCTCAGAAAAGTTGTCTAAATATTTTTGTATCTCAGTTAGCTGAGACTGAAACCCATCTAGTTCATCATCTTCTATTGGGTTCATTTTAACTATGCCTGTATCATCACCATCTTGATCTAGGCCAAACTTAAGAAATACGAACTCACTCTGCCTGTTTGTATATTCTGGGAAGAGCTTATGGACGGCAAGGCTATACATCAAGTCCTGCATGTTATCGGTTATTTCTTTACCTTTAAATACAGACTTACTGCTTTTAAAGTCTCTTATCAAAGCATACTTCCTTTTTTTATACAAAAAAAGCTTGTCAATAAACCCTCTTATTTTGTATCTAAAAGACCCTTCGTTACACACTATTTCGAAATCTTTTTCAGATAAAGCCTCTGTGGGCTTACCATTGTCTTTGCCGAAGAAATCGTAACAAAGACCGTTAAATATCATCTCTTTGATTAGGTCTAAGTTTTCTGGATCATCCACACCCATAGAACGAGCGTGTTTCATTACCAATCTCTTTATGGAGGCAACAGAAAATATGTCTCCAGACTTTATGATTTTTCTGTGGTGTCTTTTATGCCTATCGTTACCTAACACCTCGAAAACCAAGTGGCATATAGAACCTCTCCTAGCCCCGTCATTGCTCGTATCGGGAAGCTTGAGTTTATATTTACACCAATATAACCAAGAACACGACTGAGCCGTCTTTATGCGACTTGCTGAAAGGGCTGTAAACGGTTCACTCATTAAGTATTTTCAAAACCTTCTGCACTTGTTTCTTGGTGAAAAGGCTAGGGTGGTTCTTGACATAACTAAAAATATAATTAGTTTGTTCTTCTGTATTTATTTCCCTGAGTTGCCACTGTTTAAGATTATAGTCTTCCTCATGAGCTTTTCCAAAGTCATTGAAAGGTTTCGGAGGAAGTCTTATCTCTAATTGATCCAAATTAAAAAAATCTCCGAGCTTCATGTATGCTTGAAACGCGCCAATTAACCCGTTGTTTTTAGAGGAATCAAAGTCATTGTTGGTAGAGATATAAATCTTTTTTAAATCTTTGCTGCAAAGATAATTAATGACATAACTGCTCACTGAGGTGCCGAAAATGCATATTACATTTTTTATGCCCTGCTCATAAAAAGCCATAGCGTCTCCTATACTCTCTACAATATAGACACTTTCGCTTTCGTCTATTACTTGATCAATGCTTTCCTCTGCTGGGATGTGACACGGATAAATCCACCTTTTCTTACGACCTATATGCTTCCATTTAGAATAGGAACCCTCATCAACTCTTCTCCCTGAAAAGCCGATTATTTGTGAATGTTCATTATAAATCGGGAAAACCATTCTTCTATACATCTGACCGGAGCCAGATAACCCAACCCTAAAAAACTTTTGAGTTTCCTCTGAGATTTTTCTTTGGTTGTAAAAGTGATAATTAGGAAAGAGTCTCTTGAGAGATGATTCTGGATAAATTTTTTCCATTTCTATTAGTTCTTTGGGTTTGTAGTCCTTTACTTCTTCTGAGTCTAAAGACTTAAGAATTTCTTGTAACTGCTTTTTATCGTCCTTAAGGGTAAGCTGCAATAAAGCCTCAAAGGGCCTAGATTTGTTATTACCGTGAGTGTAATCAATCCATACTCCGGTGTTTTTGTATATTTGTATGGCTGTCGGATTGTCACCATTTCTGAACAGCGCATTCGTGCGCCAATGATTGCCGCAGTCTAACAGGTTGTAACCAAGTTTATCTAGGATGCCTCTCAAGACATCAGAACTGATCAAAGTCTGGGATTTCTTCTGTTGTTCCACTTTCATCCAAATCAACCTCTCCATTCATTGTTCTCGCGATATCTCTGAGATCGCCGCACTCAGTAATGTTGAAGTTTTTAAAGTCTAGGTTTATAAAGTTCTTTCTTAAGTTGTCATCTATTAGAACAGGCTCTACAGCCCCAGCAATGTCCTCACCTAAATGCCTAGCCTTTACGTTGATAAACTTGTGAGTGCCAAACCTCCTGCCCTCTATCTCAATTTCATCTGAGGTCTTACTTCTAAGAATGAACATATGAGAACAAAACTGTGTGATTCTATCAGATAGCGACACGATGCTTTCATCATCAATAATATTTTGAGCGTTTCTGTTGTTTGTAATTCCGAACCTGTTGGACTGAACAGAAGTTATCATTGGAATAACAGGCTTGCCGTCCTCTAGAATCTCTTTCTGGACGCATCTTTTAAATTTATCAACCATTTCGCCAACAACCTGCCATTCGTTTTTGCTGCCCTGCGATTCAGATGTTGTTTTAATATAATCGAAAGAGAATATCATGTTATTACCTCTTCCGACCTTGGAGTAATAAAACCTTTTTAAAGTATTGATCATAGAATCGACATCCATGCCTCCGACATTATGATAATAAAATTTAAGGTTTTTAATCTTGTCCCAAACACTTCTGATTCTTTTAACTACATCATCACCCGCCATTCTCCATTTACCACTTTCAATCAAGTGCATGGGGACTCCAGAAAGCGAAGCACACTGTCTCATGATAAGCTCCTCTTTGCTCATCTCCCCATTATCAAAATGTAACACGGGGACATTGTATTTTTGGCTAACCTTGGTTGAGTAGTCCATGCAAAACTGAGTCTTACCAACTCCAGATCTCGCAACGACAACAGTTATGTTACCCGGCCTTAAAAGAGAGCCGTAGATGGCATTGATCTTTTGGTGCGGACCCATCATGCCAAATTCAGTTAGAGGGTTGTTGCCTCGATCCTCAACAACATACTCCATCTCTTCGTAAATATTTTCTGGGACTTCGTTTCCTATCTCATACAGATTAATCTTAGAGTTATAGATGTTATCAGCCTTCTCAACAATGTCTTTATAAGATGCTTCTGGGCCAATAGAGCGCATTTTTTTTGAAACCTCTTGCGCTGAGTTGTATATACCTCTTCTGATCGAAACCTTTTTAAGCTCTTTAGCTGTCTTAAGGACGTTGCCTTTAGGGACTTTGCGGAGTGCCAGAGACTTGATGTAATCAGCAGGGTTTAGGTTGTCTTCAAAAGTAAGACCAATGCTCGCAACCCTTTGAGCAATTATAACCTCATCAATGTCCTCCCCTCCATCAATGGCTTGTTTAATAATTGTAAATATTGTGCTATGTAAGTTTGTTTGTTCAGAATAAAAATCTGAATGGTCAACAAAGTTTGAAATCTCCGAAAAGTCTTTCGGTGATTTTATCAGTCCAGCCAAAAGCTGTCTCTCAAGGTCGTAATTATATATCATTAGTTCTTGTCTTCGTCTGTTACATTGTCAGTCAAAAAGTCTTCTATGGCTTTTCTTAATCCTAGCTCAACAATTGGAGATTCATATTTTGAGTAAACCAAAGGAGAGCCGTTTTCTGAAGACAACGCTATTATCATCCCTTTGTATTTGTCAGCGCCCCCACTAAACTCATAAAGCTGATCTAAAAAGTTTTCTGGTATATTAAACTCTGGTTGTCCCGGTGGATTTTTCATAAATAAATGTCCTTGTCTTCAAAAAAAGAAGCCGTAACTACATCGTCAGGGTATATCTCCACTAGCTTTATATCGTTTGTGTCACAAAAGTCCAGCTTTTTTTGATCTCTTTTTAATTGGTCAAGATATTTTAGTCTGTTCTTGTGAAAGTGCTTGACATATTTGGTATGTTGCGCTCCTTGGACCTCTATGGCTACTTTTTTATTTGCGTTATAAAAATCTAAAGATAACCGAGACCCAACGATTCTAAACTCTTCAAATACTATGTCGCTTTCCCAAAAAGGGCGTAAAAAATCTTTAACGCCCTTTTGGAATTTACTGCGACTTTTACAATCCCAGTCTATTAAGTATTTTCTAGCGTTTTTAAGGTTTCTTAATTTGCCATATGAATCATAAAACTTCATGACAACTCTTGGATGGCATTCTTAAAATACTCTACAAGAAACAAGGAAAGGTTTTCGTTCTCTTCTATGAGGGCAAACAGCTTATTGTCTCCCTGAACTTTATCTGGCAACTCAAACTCGGTGTCAGATAAAATTTCTTTAAAATCATCAGTAAAACAAATCCAAGCGCCACTCTTGGAGACAAACTCCCAAGCATAAAGCAAATCCACAATCTCTTTTTCTACCCATATGGAGGTGCCGTTTTTGCGACCATAACGAATCGGATAAGATATTACTGTGTTTGTTTTTTCATTTGGTGATTTTTTAACAGTAACCTTCGCATAATGTCCTATAGCTGGGTTTTTTTGAGGGTCCATCTTTTTTATAGATGGGTTCTGTAAAATTATATCGCCTTTAAATCTTGGCTCAAATTCAATAATCCAGTTAGCAAAGTGGAGTAAAGCGTTTCCTCCTGTCGCGCTCGTTTGGCGAATTGGAGCTTTTGTATATGGGTCTAGTTTTATATCAGCACGGACCTGTGATACAAAAATCGCCATATGACCCCTCTTAGCCAAGGCTATGCTCATTCTCTGCATAAACTTAGCAGCAACAACTGCTCCCCCGGCTACCTTAGTCGCGTCTTCGAAACTTTTATCTACATCGTTTTTCAGTATAAGACCATCTACAGAATCCAGCGCAAAACAATACTTTATTTTATCGTCGTTTTTGGTGACAAGTTCTCTCATCAGACCAACCACGGTTTCGTAAATATTTGATTCAAAAACAAAACAAGTCCCATCGACCCATTCATCTGGATCGTAGACAAACTTAACGCCAGAACGCTCTCTCATTTCTGGTGACAAACGACCTTCAGCTTTAACATAAACACCTTTTGACTTGGGTATTGTTTTCAAGAAGTTTCTCATGACCTCAAGAGACTCAGAGGTTTTACCTCCTTCATTCATGCCTACAAACCTATGTAGGCCCGGTCCAAAACCGCCGCCTAGTTGCAGATCAAACTGCAAAGACCCACTGGACACCTTGTAGTCTATCTCCTCTTCGAAGTTGTAGTGATCATCCTTGTTTGTTTTAAGGAAGCTTTTGAGCATTTTGCTTGAATCTGTTTGTTCACTCATTTAAAAAATCTTTTATAGTTCTGCTTTTCTTTTTATCGACAATATCTTCGCCAATCTTTTCGCCTATATCATACACATCATATCTAGATAAATCAATCTTGAAGTTAAATGCGCGGAATTTTCTGTCTAGTGTTTCTTTTAGTTTATCACTTACTAAATAACTCAAGGAGTCAAACTTCTTATTAAATGTCACGACATTCATAAACTCAAGAGAATATCGGTCGATTAATGTATTGAGGAGTTTAAACTCTCTAGAATAAAAGTTTGTTTTACCCGCTGGAGGAACATCTACAAGACGATAGAGAATTTCTTTTTTAGATGTCGCTTTGGCCTTCTTTTTTTTGCTTTTAAATACATGGCCGCACTTGCAAGAAGAAGCCCGTGTCGCGACAAGCGTAGCGCAACACGGGCATTCTTTTCGACCACGGGGCATAGAAATACCTTACAGATGCTTCATATCGTTGTCAAGCATCTTTTTGACGAGTTGGAGGAAAGTTGTTTTAGGTTGCCAACCAAGCTCTTCTCTGGCTTTAGTGGAATCTCCCAAAAGAAGGTTAACTTCAGCTTCGCGAAAAAACTTTGGGTCAATCTCTACGAGGGTGTCTTTGCCGTGCATATATTTTTCATTAACGCCAGATCCAACCCATTTACATTCGTGAGTTGCAAAACCAGCAAAATTAAAAGCCTCCTCTACAAACTCTCGTATAGTGTGAGTTTCGTTAGAAGACAGAACATATTCTTTAACTTGTTCTCTTGGTTGATTAAGCATTCTCCAAACTCCATTAACAAAATCTTCTGCGTCACTCCAATCTCTTTTGGCATCCACATTACCAAGTTTCATTGGGTCAACTCTTGAACCGTCTTCGTTAACAATGTAATTTTTTTTCTGTGTGTATTGAGAATAAATACGAGCTACATTTTGTGTTATTTTCCTAGTGACAAACTCCTCACCTCTCCTGACTCCCTCATGATTAAACAACCAGCCTTGCACAGCATACATGTCATAAGAGTCCCTATAGACCTTGACCAAGTGTCTAGCGGCACATTTAGAGGCTCCATAAGGGCTTCTAGGGCGAAGAGGATGCGTTTCGTCTTGGGGAGTGGCAACTACATCACCAAACTCCTCTGAAGACCCTGCGTTGTAATATCTGCAAAGTGGACAGTGCTTTCTGATAGCTTCCAGCTGATACAGCACAGCCATAGCGTTTGTCTCCATGTGATTTACTGGCATTTTCCAGCTCACACCCACAAAAGAGTTCGCAGCAAAGTTTATGAAGTAATCTGGTTTCTCTTCCTCTACCACCTTGTCAACATTTGCTTGATCTGTAACATCTAAATCAATAAGTTTAAATCTTGGGTTGTCGGTTAAGTGAGAAATGTTTTTGTGGTTTTTAACACTTAGTCTTCTGACTCCTGCTACAATTGTATGTTCAGTGTTTCTAAGAAGGTAATCAGCCATTAAACTACCATCTTGTCCTGTTACTCCTGTAATAATTACTTTTTTCATCGTCCGAAATATTCTTCTGAGTTTATGTTTTTATCGTCTATAAATAAATCATAAACGGGCTTTCCCATCAACAGATTATGGAACTTGGCACCACATTTTCTAAGTTGTTTTTCGGTTAATTGTAGATAATCTTTGCCTGATCCTGTCCCCCTAGCGGTCCAGTAGACAATGGTGTTGCCCTTATCGTAGAGATTGTTGATTATTGATATTCTGCGCTCCATAGGAACGCTCTCTTCATAATTTGTTCCCTCTGTCTTAAATACAGTGTTGTCGATATCAACGTAAATTATCATACAGCAACTCCCCTACTTTAAATTGCCACTCATGGTCAATGTCAAAAGCTTCCAGCTCATCCATAACAAATAATTCTGGCTCTGGAGGTGATTTAGTATCTAGCCAGTTATCATCACCTATGATGTCCATTCTGCTGGCATATAAACAATGTCCAGCCTCGTAAACAGGGTCTACAAATTTAGTATTCATAATAGTTGCTCCCCCCCAATCTGTTATGTTAGTTTTGTTTTTATCCCAATAGTAAGTCTTTTTTTCGAATACTGCAAAAGCTCCCTCTTTATCTGATTTTGTAAAAGAATCTATGAAAGATTCAATTGTTTTCGTTTCTAACAAAGGGTTGCAAGCACTAATTAAAATAACATATTTAAAGGGAAGTGAGTCATACCACTCGTATATTTCAGATAGCGGTTGACCCTCTGAATCAGCAGATTTTTTTGACCTATGATAAACTTCTATACCGTGTTTATTTGCGACCTCCTTTAGCTCTTCCTCATACGCAGAAAAACGAACATTAGTCAAAGGAAAGTTTTTTAGCTTTTTAAGTTTCTCAAAAAGTATATCTACTAAAGTGGTCCCACAAAAAGATCGAAGCATTTTACCGGGGATTCTTTGAGAACCTAATCTGGCTTGAACTAAAACGCAAATGTCATCTATTTTTTTCATATTTGCTTCTTATTATATAAAGCTTCTCACCGTTTTTACATTTTATAAATGCGTTTGGATATGGGTCTTGCAAGCATCTTATTTTATTATGTAGTTGTTCTGCCGTGTTGCAAGATATTTCTTCTAATGTAATTTCGCTTTCTTCTTTCTTCCTCCTTTTAAAGTATGTAGACGCTCCTTTTTGAGCTGAAGAATTAATAACAGGGAGTTTTTTAAGCATATCATAACTTAATTTATAACCAATTTTTATTATTCTATCGAAAACATCTCTTAAATCTCCCTCTAAGGAGAAAGGTTCTTGATTTACGATTTCACCACCGTCCATTGAGGAGTCCACCACAAACAAAGTAACTGCGCTTGTTTTTTCTCCGTTAATAATCTGATTTTGTATTGGAGAACCACCCTTGTATTTAGGTAATGGAGAAGGATGAAGCATAACCGAAGGATAATTTTTAAATATTTTATCAGGTATCAACCAACTCCATCCATACCACAAAATAAGGTCTGGGTTTATCTCTTCAACTAGTTTATCCGAATAAGCGTCTTTACTGTTAATAAACGTGAAAGAGTGTTCACAGAAATCAGACATCAGCATTTTGTATATCTGCTTCGCCCAATCTCTATAGCTAACGCATAAAATTTTCATACAAAACTTCTGACAATTTTAAAAGCCTCCGCGCTTTCGTGTCCAGACTGCAAGCCCCTAAAGTTAGCTAAAGATCGTATACCTTTCGAACTTCTTGGGTATGGAAACTCTTTTACTTCCGTGTCGTAAAATTTCATCGCTTCAACTTTTTGATCTACATTGCCATCCGACAGACTAAAAAATAGGTTAGGGCAGAAGGGATCGGAAAAGCCCCACTCGGTGCTACTTAAAACCTCATAACTTATTAAGTTATTAACTCCGCTGCCCGGTCTAGTGGCTATTATGCTAGAATTATATACTATGTGGTGATCTTGATTAGAATCACAGTCTGAATGAGTAAAAACGGTATCAGGTTGAAAAATGCTAATTTCTTTTTCTATTATTTTGTTTACCTCTAAGTGTCCGGTCTTATCTAGATTACAACAAGGAAGATTGTGTATTGATACGTCTTCTACGCCAAGATAAGATAGTGCGCGTTTAGCGCACTGAGTTCTGTGAATTATTTCATCAATGCAGTCTTTGCTGGAATCATTTGGAAATCTTGCGCTGCTTCCTTCAGCAATAAAAACTACTTTAAATTTTATTGTGTTTTGAAATCTACTAAATATCCCCCCACAACCTAATACCTCATCATCAGGATGTGCTGCTACTATTAAGGCTCTCTGTATATTCATTTCTTAGTAAAGATAAAATATGAGAAGTGTAATATTCTCCGTTGTAAAAGTAATGGTCTCTTAGATTGGCGTCAACATTAAAACCTCGATCTTTAAAAAACCTTAGCTTCATTTTGTCTATTGAATAAATCTCAGCCCAAAGTTTGTTTAAATTTAGTTTATTGAACCCATAGTCTAAGATTAAGCTAAAAGCTTGTGGGCTGAACTCTTTGTCGATCCATAGGTTTTTGTGTCCTATATAAAAATGGACATCTGCATGTCTGTTAACCCAATCTATATATGTTATTCCAGCTACGCCTAATGGCCTTCCTTCGCCCTCAATGATAAAAAACTCAAACCTATTATCTTTTATCATTGAGTCATACCAATCTTCTTTTTGATCTAAGCAAAAAAGACGATATTCTCTAAAGTTCTTTATAAGATCTTGATTATTCCTCCATGATTGAATCGTTGGCAAATCTGAACGCTCTATAGGTCTGAGCTTTGTATTGTTATGCGATATGCTCATACTTTAGATAATCACCGGACTCCAAGTCTTGATTAAGTTTTTCCCCAATTAATCTTACATTAGCTGGTATTGCGTCTGTGGGGCATGGCCTAACCTCAATTAAATCTCTTTCTTGAATAATGTGACCCTTTGGTAGATTGGTTTTGGTTCTAATGCTTCTTCTTTGCAAGACAACCGTTTCTAGTTCATTGGGTTCTACTTTTTTTTCTGTGCCTCCCAAGGATTTTTCTAACAGCCTAGTCCTTTCAACCATTTTTTCCCAACTGTCTGGATTCATGGAAAACTTGTGGTCTGGTCCGACCCTGCTGTTGTCGTCAGTAAAATGTTTTTCTATAACTGTTGCACCCAATGATACCGCGCCCAAAACAGTTACATCACCGGGGGTGTGGTCGCTTAATCCAAGCTCAACATCTGGGAACAAAGACTTATAAGATTTTAATACATTAAGGTGGATGTAGTTAAAATTATTGTCATTAGCTGTGTAATTTGTGTTACACTGTAACAAAGATATTTTGATATTGTAGTAAGATAATACTTTTACAGCGTTTATGACCTCATCTAATGTGCTAGCTCCTGTAGCTATTATAACTGGCTTCCCTTTAGACGCGACCTTGTGGAGCATCTTGAACCAAGTTATGTCTCCAGAACCTATCTTGTATTGATCAACAAATTTATCTAGATAATCAACGTATTCTATATCATACGGAGTTGTGAAAAACTGCAAATCAATATCTTTGCAATATGAGCTTAGTTCTTCTGTCCAATCAAGAGGAACGGAAGCATCATCGTAGACCTCATAGACAGATTTGCCCCAACTAGATTGATGAGACTGTTTGGAGCCTAAATCTTTAAAACCCTTATCGCTTATTATTGTTTCTGCTTTGAAGTGTTGAAACTTCGCCGCATCAGCTCCAGCTCTCTTTGCCATTAGACAAAGATGCTTGGCTCTTTTTAAGCTTCCGTCATGGTTTGCCGCTATATCAGCTATGAAGTATGTTTTTGACATAATGATTAATGCCTCTCTTGAGACTACATTTAATGTATTTATTTTTTAAAGGAACAGTTAAGTCCAAGTCGCTTCTGTCTCCGATAACTTCAAAAGGCGTTATTAACCTTTCATCTAGTCCAGATTTTTGTGCTAATGTTTTAAGAAAGTTAAACTTGCTAATTTTTTTATCAGCCCCAACATTTACCACCCCTTCATACTTGTGGCTTTTTTTTGATAAAAATTTAGATAATTGATAAACACTAACAGGGTTAAAATATACATTGTAATATCCATGAATCATTTCTTTCTTTTTTAGGGCGTTCAATGCCCACTTACACAGCCCTCCGTTTCCATAAATATTAACCCTTACAACTAGGTCGCCTTTTCTGTTTGTTGTTAGAAACTCACCCTTTCTTTTTGATTTATAATAGACTTTTTCAGAAAGAGATGGGTTGGTTGAAATATATACAAGCTTATCACACTTAGATCTTAAAAGCGGAATAATTCCAGAGTGTAGAAAAAAAGAATCTATAGGGTTCTCTTCACAGTAATTAAGGTTTGTGAACGCCGCACAATGAATTATTTGTTTAAATCTTTTGTTTTTGAAAAAGCTAGATATATCTTCCGTGTTTGTTAAATCAATGTCTTTTCTCCCCTTCAGCAGTGTTGCGTTTTTAAATTTTTTGGACAACACTGAGCCTAGCATTCCATTGGCTCCTGTTATTAATGTATCTTTATGCATCTTTTATTCCTTTCCTTATCAAAGATAATAGGCCGTCTACGTCTTTTTTAACCCAAAGCTCAGAGTTAAAATGCTCACCATTATATTTAGGAAAGCTTTGGTAGGTCTTATTAGAATATTGAGGTCTTATTTGTAAAAGATTCATGTTGTCAACTTTGTAAGTAAAGGGCAATTCTGTTTCACAAAGCATGTCCTCATGTAATTTTTCACCCGGCCTTAAACCAACTATGGATGTTTTACATTTTTTGTCTAAGAGTTTTTCTAAAGCCTCTACACAAGTAGGAAGTGTATAAGAGTTTATTTGAGGAACAAAAACTTCACCACCTATACTATTTTCCAATGCACCAAGAACAGCATTAACAGCATCGTCCAAAGTAAAAAGAAATCTGGTCATCTTATCAGAAGTCAGATTTAGTATTTTGTCTTTTTTTATGTGATCCATAAACAATGGAATAAAAGAGCCTCTTGAGGCTATAACATTACCATATCTCACAGAGGAAAACACGGTGTGGCTAGAGTTGAAATCGTAATTAGTAAAAATTCTCTCAGCTATAAACTTGGAAGAACCATAGACATTAATTGGCTTACAGGCTTTATCTGTTGATACAAGTATGCATTTTTTTATATTGTTTTCTATCGCTGCTCTGGCAACATTATCAGAACCATTTATGTTTGTTTTGATACACTCGTCTGGATGAAACTCCATGTCATCAATTCTTTTCAAAGCAGCAGCGTGTATAATGTAGTCGGGTTTATGTATTTTTAAGGAAGTGTTAAGTTTCCCGAAATCTCTGACATCTCCGATAATTTTAACAAAAGGAGGATCTCCGATAAAATTTAAAGCCTGTTTGCCCTCGTCTCTACTGTAGACAATCGGAGTCGCCTTGTATTTTATAAGTTTCCTAACAAGAGCCTGTCCCAAAGACCCGGTTCCGCCAGTTATAAAAAATTTTTTATTAACTAAGAAGCTCATATTTTGATAAGCAGTTGTGTTTATGGCCAGCTCCCAAGTTGTTTATAATTCTATCGGGAAAGACTTGTTTAAAATATTCGGCAAGTGTCTCGTAGTGTCTCAATAGTCTGGAGTAAGAATAAATTCTGTTTTTCATTTTGCCTGAATGCCACACTTTAGGTTTTTCAAATGAATGAGACAGTGGTTTTTCTGGGTTGTGTTCTTTAGATATACCATCTATTCCAACAAAGTCAACTTGTTTAGCACCCAAGACTAAAGCTAAAATAACAACCTTTGGGCCAACACCACAACACTTCGCTTGGAATCTGCAAACACACTCAAAGACTCTATTGTTTATTAGGTTGTCGAGGTGTTTAATCTTATCAATCGAGCCTCCCCAGTCTTCAACTGCGAAATAAGGTTTATAATTTTTACAATATTTTAAAAATTGTGAGTCAGAAATATCTAGCTCGCCACCAACAAGCATTGTTAAATCTACTTTCACATTTTTTAATTTGGGGCATTTGTAAAAATGATTGCAAGAAAATATAAAATCATACTCAGAATGATCCCAGTCACAATCCATTGTAGACGGACCCCCAGCTACAACAAGTATTTTAGAGTCTTTGAATTTATCTAAGCCCTTTATATCCCCATATATATATTCAGTGCCTTTTTTTAGCTTGTGTCCTAAAAATTTATATTTAGACAAAAAAAGATCAGACCTTATTTTGTTTTCTGGAAATCTTTCTGCTGTGGATATAAAACAACCTTTAAGTGTGTCAGTGGTCTCCCATGTATGCTTGTCTAAGTTCATAGTCTAGTTTGTTTCATGTAGGGTTGGTGCATGGCATCCCAGCTACTATCTATACTTATCTTTAGATCAGCACACTTGTTATTAAATGTCTCTATAAATTTTTCAGGGTTTTCGTGATCGGTTCTGTTGTCAATGTGCCATTCTATAAATATTTTGTTTATATAATCTAAACAACCTTCTTCAGTTAGATTTTCTAAAACCTCAAACTCCGCTCCCTCTATATCAACTTTTAAAACAATGTGGTCTTCTTTAGAAAAGTTTTCCTTTATATAGGATGACAATACAACCGGATTGTATTTAAGTATGTGAGAAGGTGTATTATACTTTTCTATGTATCCCTTGTGTTTTTCTTTGCTTATGGTGCTTCCTCCTGAAACGTCATGTATGTAAAACTCTACAGGGTCTGAAGAGCCGCAAACAATATTTCTATTAAAAACACACCTGTCATTCACAGGGTGCCATATAAAAAGATTTGGGTTCCCCTCAAAACAATGAAACTCATATTCGTTTTGCTTGTCATAAAGATCATCAAACTTTCTGACACTACAGCCATCATATGACCCGCAATCTATAAATATTTTTCTCAACCTAGTTAAATGGGTATAATTTTACGTTTCTCTCTGGGAGCAATGAGTAAACTCCGTTGTTTAAATAAAAACGAGAGCCATCAACATGAACCCTTGGTGATAAGCAAGGTCTGATAAAAAGGAATAGACACTCTCTTGGTGTAGAGTTTGGTTCTGGCATTGTTGCTCTGTGATATATGTTAGGCGACATTAAACAGTAAGTCCCCATAGGACCGACAAGGTTTTTAATCTTGTATCCTTCGGATATTTTCTTGTTGATCTCTTCCTCTGGAATCCTTGATTTAGGAAACACTTGAGGAGATCCGTCATGACCGGGGAAGGTTCTATTGCTTTTGACCATAGGAGAATCCCCTTCCTCGTTTTCTAAATATTGAAAAGCGCCATTTGTTTCGTTAACTTCATTAAGGTATATAACCATTTTAAGAAACTCATCGGGACAATCGTCGTAATGCCATAGCCAAGACGACTCTGGTTTGTCGGAAGGCTTGTTTCTATAAGGGTGCAAGAATTCTACTTGTGCATTTGTTTTGAAAACTTTTCTTTCGATATCTGGCATAATGTGATCTAATAAATCAGACATCTCCTTAATGTCTCTCCATTCATCTAAATATGTCGCTAGGTTTTTTTCTAAAACCCCATCTTTGTTATTAATTTTTTCATGAACCTTTTCAGATATTTTAGATACGATATCAAAATATTTTTCGTTTGCGTCGAAAATTTCTCCATCTAGTTTGAGGTCATATAAATCTTTATACTTACCATCTTTAACCGCCTCTTTATAGTGAGTCTTAGCAGCCTTGTAATGTTCTTTGTATGTTTTCATTATCTGTGAAGGTGATACATTGATCTTTCGTTGCCTAAATAAATTATCTCTATCCCGTTTTCCTCTAAGTGTGTTCTTAGCTGATATTCTACATTGTCTCCAAATTTTTCCCAACACTCTTTGTATTTTGGGTTATATGGGTATGGCTCACTTCTAAGGTATAAAGAGCTAAAAACATCCATAACCCGAGGAGAACCAAAAGCAAACCCATCACATATAAACTCATCCATAAACACCATCGGCGGGACACACTTCCAGCCGCCAAACAGGAACACAACATTCTCGCCGCCGTGTTTTGAATAAATGTGTTTTATTGGAATTAAAAGGTGCGGGGAAAACTCAAACCTACATCTAACCACAATATCATATTCTGTGTCAGAGTCTTTGAGCATTTCGTTGCAACGATAAAGCTTGTTTAGTTGCCTTTTCCTAAGCCACTCCCATTTGCTCATGTTCCAGTCTTCAAGGGTATCGTCAAGACATTCGTCCATGATATGGAAGTCTTTTAACTTGTCTTTGACTGGAGAAAGTTGATCTTTTACTAAATTGTTATCAACTTTATAGACAACCCCATAATCTGTCGTGTTTTTTCTCCAGCCCTCCCCAGCTTTTAAATACTCATAAACATTAGAGGAGGGTTTGTGCCAAACGTGTTTATGTGTTTTGTGGCTGATTACATTTGATGTGTAAGCATAAATATCATCGCAATCACTTAGAAAAGATTTTTTTTGAGAGGAGATAGCCTTATCGAAAGCTCCTATCTGACCAGAATAACAAAGAGCAGTTTTCATAATTCATTTTTTACCTTATCAAGAATACCTCCGTAAATACTGTCTTTGTGGTTGTCTGATAGATTGTTAAAGTTTTCTTTCTCTATCTTTAGGTCTTCCAGCATGTATTTATAAAAAATTTCCATCTGGCTTTTAAACTTATCTTTGTCATCAAAAACAGGAGCTTTTTTATCCTCTTCAAATGCGTGGATTTTTGTTTTTGATTTAAAGCCATCGACTCCAATAAAATCAACAGTTTTTGCCCCCATCAACCTAGCTAGAACACATGCTCTAATCGCGTAACCAAGCCTAGAGAAATATCTAGTTAAATATAAGAAGTTTAACTCATAGCTCTCCCTGAAAGATAAAGTTTCAAGTATGTCCCTTCTTCCTGAGTGTTCAAATCCAATTATTGGATTATGCCTGTTTACATATTCGATAAACTCTGGGTCTCTTAAGTCTACCTCGTCTCCTATTAATGCTAAGTGAACTTTATGTTTTTTAACTATACTGTTTTTAAAAAAATGATTACAGCTGAAAACAAAATCATACGAGTTTATAATATCGTCCGTTAAGAGTTCGCAAGAAGGACCACCGCCTATAACTAAAACGGATCTGTCTTTCATCGAGGAATATTGTATATTCCTAGTTATTAAAAGCTCCTCTGTTATTTCTCTGGGTCCGTAAACCTCATCTAACAAAACGGAACCAAAAAAAGCGTCCCACATTTTTTCCGCATAGTGAGAAGACCAGTCTTCTTTTGTGGCGTTAAAAGAAAACCAACCTCCTCTGTAAATGTCTTGTCTATATAGTTCCACTTTAAGACTTTCTTAATTTTTGTCTGATTTTTTTCTCAGTTTCTGTGACTGATATATGACCGTCACCGTATGCCTTTTCTAGCTCTCTGATGCCTCTAACTAGTTTAAATAAACCTTGAGGCTCTACAGATGCCATATGGTCCGAACCCCACATTGTTCTGTCAAGAGTAACGTGTCTTTCTATAATTGTCGCCCCCATGTAAATAGCCGCCACAGATGTTCCAAGTCTGAACTCATGACCGCTATAGCCAACTTCGCAGCCGTATTTTTCTTTTAAAGTCTTAATGCAAGAAAGGTTAAGCTCTTCAATCGGTGCTGGGTATGAAGAGTTGCAATGAAGAATCGCTATGTCCTGTCCTTTTAGTTGATTGTCTTTCAAAACACGAACAGCACTATCAATCTCATTTTCGGAACTCATACCTGTAGAGATGATTACTTTTTTCCCGGTCATACATGCTTTTATTAAAAGAGAGTGGTTAGTTAAAGATGCTGATGCGATTTTAATAAAAGGTATGTCGTATTGTTTCAAGAAATCTAAACTGTCTATATCCCAAGGCGAGGCACTCCAAGAGATTCCATGTTGTTTACAGTGAGCGTCTATCTGGTCATACTCTTCCTTCTCAAACTCTATTTTCTTTTTATAATCTAAATAAGTCATCTCACCCCAAGGGGTTTGTCTGATAACTGATTTTTGTTTTTCAGGAACACAAACATCTGGGTTTCTTTTTTGAAACTTAACAGCGTCACAACCAGCCGCCGCAGAGATGTCAATCAACCTCTTAGCTGTGTTCAAATCACCATTGTGGTTGATACCAATTTCTGCTATGACAAAGGTCTTTTTCATTGTATGATACTAGTATTTTATAATTTTATCTCAAGAAATAAGTTCCTCAATATCACTATAAAAAGAACTCACATCCTCATTGTAATCTTTTCTATTGTTTGGATAATCAGGAACTCTCTTAAAGTTGAACGAGGTAAGAGTCTGTCCAGAATGTAGATGACCCGGCAAATCTGAACAGGGTGTAATAAATATATTATCGTAAAATATTTTTTTCCAGTCTGATTCAAAAACATTGTGTCCTAAAACAAACATAAAAAATACACCAAAACACTGCTCTGGGTAAGCAATTTCTAAATTTGGATATATTTTTCTTTCAGAGTGTAACACCACTAATGCACAACCCTTTTCTATAACATCTTTTAAACCGCCAAACATGTGACAAGAGAAACAAAGATTGTGTTTTTTCCAAAAGCTGTTGTTAGTTGTATGGACTCTTTCTGGATATTTAGCCCAGTTTTCTACAAACTTAGAAAGATCTGGATAAAGTTCATCGCTCCTTGTTCTAAGGACAAACTGTTTGCTAGCAGACAGACAGCCCTTCCAAGTGGTAAAAGCTTGGAAAAATCTAGAGCCTTGATTGTTGATTTTTTTTAAGTGTTTTGGATAAGCAGAAGTCGTTAAAATATATTCTTTATCTGTTTTGTCTAAAAGAGACAAATCCTCGTCCTCCCAAGTGGATACTATGATCTCTCCAAAACCTTGATCAGAATAGCTGTCTATCGACTCATAGGTTCTTTCGTCAATCGGCCCTTGGATTATTACGCTAATATTAGACTTGTCCATTTAATTGCATCTTTGCTCTATGTTCAAAATCTTTCAGGTTATATTTGCTTAAATCAATATTTGCAAACACTTTGTTCAGAGGGTCTATATAAATAGATCCGAACTCATTGACTTCCTTGCAGAAGTTTACATGGTCACATGCTCCATCTGTTGACCATTTTACCTTTTTAAGTATATCTGTTTTAATTAAAGAAAACCCACCGAAAGCAGAGTTACATTTAATTGGTTTTCCTAGAGACCAATTCATTCTATCTATTCCGTTTTGTAATGGGCAATCGGTCCAGTATAAGCCTTGAGAGCCAAACCTGTCAAAAAGAGGGTAAACATCATAATAAGAATCTTCTGTTAGGCCATAAACAAAATCTGGGATATTCTGCCTAATATTTGGTGTCACCATTGCCGCATCATCCAAGCTCTCTATTGTTTCTATGTGTTTTAATAGGTTCTCTTTATTGAAAATAATATCTGAGTCAATTAAGACTGTGTATTTAGATTGGGAACCTAAAACCAAATTCCTACACCTGTTTCTTAAATCGCACATGGTTTTCATTCTTTCCATGTCCGTTGTTCTGCCGAATTTTTTAGTATTAATTCTTTCTGTTAGCAGATTTCCTTCTCTGCTAGATGTCCAGTCAATCAAAATACTGGCCGTGTTGTCCTCAGAGTCGTTTTCGTAAAAATAATACTCAAACTCATAATCTAAAGACTCTAGGTCTTCAAATTGTTTGAGGGTTCTGTCGATATGCGGCTCGCTGTCGCGCCACAGAGAGTATACTGCTATAGTATTAGACATGCTAACGCATGATTATATACTATAGCTCGTCTTCTTCAACAATATGTTTGACTTCTTTTAAGTCTGGATTTTCTGAGAATATCTCTTCTTGTTCAGCAAAAGAGGACTCGTCCCATCCCCACTCAGAGATAATCTCCTCATCATCCCACTCAACAGCCTCGCTAGAAGTCATTTTGCTAACTGGCTTTTTAGTCCAGAATTTACAGCTCCAGTAACGTGGGGTTGTTTTGTCTTTAGCTTGATCGCACTTATGTCTAGCGCGAAAGTTTCTTCTTCTAGCTGGGTCGTCTCTTTTGATCTCCATCTTGGGATCTCCAAACTTGACCATTATCACGTTCCCTGTTTTTGGGTTTTTAACGTAAACGCCAAATTTTTTATTTGAGCCTTTAGGTAAGCGAAAAGGCTTATTCAGAGTTTTTTTTTGAGCCTCAGAATATTCAAGCTCTTCAGCTTCTTGATCTTGATCCCAAACGTCTATACCAGCCTTAACTAAATCAATTCTAGCGAGATCTAACTCAATGTCCTCATATTCCCAAAAATCAACACTAGCTAAGGAGTTTTCTTGATCGGAAGCTTTGGCGATATCTTGATCGGCTTTACGGTAAGACTCTTTAACCTTGCCTCCTCTCATCATTTTGAGAAACATGTTTACCCTAGCCATAGCCCAAGAGCCTCTTGTCTGACCCGGCCTATGACTAGTAGAAAAGGCTCCAGCGCCTCTTCTATAAACCTTTTTAAGCATCCCAAGGGTGACCTTTTTAGAGTGTTTTTCGTTATGTTTTCTAACTTTTTCCTTTAAAGAGTTGGTTACTTTTTCAGAAAAAGTAATTTTTGAATAACTTTTTTCGTTGGCCGCGCTACCTTCTTTATTCTTGTCAGAACCTTTTTTTCTTTCATGTGGCTCCGCTGGGGTTTGCGCTCCGCTTTTTGGTCCGGGTCTGCCAGCAGCCTTCGACTCAAGAAGTTCTTTAATTTGCTTTGAAAAATCAAGGTCCATTTGAAAATATTACACTTAAAAATGAAAAAAATGAAATTTAACCTTCACATGAAGCACAATTCATTATAGATCTAGCAAGTTCTTGGCTTGGGTTTGCGCTTCTTTGATAATAGAAGCCTTTTAACCCTTGTTCCCAACCAAAAATTAGAAGCTCGTTTATCTCTTTTGGCGAGGCTTTCGGGGGAATCATTAAATTCAGTGATTGTCCTTGGTCTAGGTGTTTTTGTCTTTGAGAAGCCTGTATTACAACCTCTTTCTGAGATATTTCCCCGAATGTCTTGAAAACATTTTTCTCGTCTTCTGTTAAGAAATCAAGGTGTTGAACAGACCCCCCTTTGACCAGTATTGACTTCCAAGTTTTCGTGTTGTTTTTGCCCTTACTTTCTAAAAGTTTCTCCAGATATGGGTTTTTGTATGTAAACTTACCTTTTGCTAGGTTTTTGACAAAATAATTAGAGTTTAGAGGTTCTATTGATGGAGACACCTGCCCCAAAATGAATGAACTGCTAGTTGTAGGGGCTATCGCCATAGTGGTGGCGTTTCTAACCCCGTAACCTTTTAGGTGTTTTGGCTCGCCAAGAAGACTGGCTAGGTTCTTGGTAGCCTTATTTGCCTTGTCTTTTATTACCTTGAAGGTTTTAGCGTTTAGAGCCTTTGCCTCCATGCTTTCAAACGCTATGTTTTGTTTTTGTAACCAAGAGTGCCAGCCTAATACGCCCATTCCTAAAGCTCTGTGGTTTTTAGCAAAATTATGAGAAGCCTCCATGAATGGTATGCCAGATGTCTTATCAATGTATTCCTGCATAACGGCGTCTAGAAAATAGACGAGACACTCAACGGCATCAGTTCCTATAAAATCAGAGTAATTTACTAAGTTTAAAGATGATAAACAACAGACAAACGATTCGTCAGGGCTTGATGGTAAGCTGATCTCATTGCAAAGGTTGCTGGCATATATTTTAAGGTTTTTGTCTTTGTAGTGTTTCGGGGCTGATTTATTAGCCGTATCTTGAAAAAACAAATAAGGATATCCGCTCTCGAAACGCTTCTTTATCACTTGCGCCCAAACTTTTCTCTTTTCCTTGTCCCCATTAATCATGGACTCCATCCAATCGTCAGTGATTGTAATCCCAAAAGACATGTCTTGAATCGCATGTCCCTCGCTTCTTATTCTCAAAAATTCTGAAATGTCTGGATGATCAATTGGAAGGTAGGCGGCAAAAGATCCACGCCTTACATTGCTTTGAGATACCACAGAGGTAACCTTATCGTAAAGCTCCATGAAGTGAACCGAGCCGCAAGAAACGCCTCCTGATTTAATTGAAGCGCCTCGACCTCTTAGTTCTCCAAAATATGCGGAAGTGCCAGAACCATGCTTTGTTTGCATACCCACTTCAGCTTGTTTTTCAAGTATCGCGTTCATTTCGTCAGCAACGTAAACGCCGTTACAAGAAATAGGTAAACCTCTCTCGCGACCAAAGTTTGCCCATATAGGACTAGCCAAAGAATAGTAGCCTTTGGCCATGTATTCTTCGAATTTGTCGGCAAAACCATCTAAGCCGAGATACCCTCCAGCTTTTTCAGCTATATCCCTTATCCTTTGCTCTGGTGTCTCTCCTTCTCTTAGATAACCTCTCTCAAGAAACTTTCTTGAGTCCTCGTTTAGCCAATAATATTTTTTCATTAAAATAAATCTTCCGCGTCAAATGTTTGTGAGTTTTTGGCATACTCAACAGGTCTTGAATAAAAGAAATCTGTCGCGTTGTTCCCCAATAGTTCCTCTTCAAACCACATTGTATCTTCCAGAAGTGAATTATCAATCTCAAAACACTTCGAAAAGCCGATTTTTTCTAGGGAATCGTTGATTCTGTTTTTTATGAATTCCTTTACAACTGGAGCGGAAAGACCTTTTTCTTGAATCCCATTAATCATCCAGTCCACAATCTTGCTTTCAGCGATGTAAGCTTGCTCTGCTTCGTGGATGATCCTGTTCTCTAGCTCTTCATCGAAAAGCTCTGGGTGTTCCTCGCGGATCGTGTTGATTATCTTGATTCCTGCAAGGGCATGAAGGTTTTCTTCGTTGCGGGTATATTTTACTTGTTGGTCAGTATCCTTAAGAACGCTTTTGTTTCTTGCAAACCAGTTAATAATGTAGAACTGAGAAAACAAAGACACGTTTTCCACAAAAAGAGTGAAAAGAATTAAAGCGTAGACATACTGCTTTTTAGAGTCCTTGTAGAACCTGTGTGTATATTTACGCAGATACTTAACCCTACCCTCAATAAAGTCTAACTCAAGGTTTTTCTCGAAAACATCCTGTAGGCCAAGAACCTCCAAAAGACGCTCATAGGCATTATTGTGAATAACTTCAATATTAGCCATGACGTATCCAAGATCGGTTAAGCTTGGATGAGGCAGGTTGTCACCCAATTTACTCCAGAACTTTTTTACGGCCACCTCTATTTGACCGATAGCGGAAAGAGTTCTGATTATTATTTCTCGTTCCTGCTCATTCAGAGACACCTTAAAATCTTGCAAATCAGAGGAGAAGCTAAACTCCTTGTCCGTCCAAAATCCGTTATGCATTGCCTCAATAAAATCCTCTGCCCAAGGGTAGTGGTCCGGTTTCCTAGATACTTGCTCTTCAAAAATCATCGCTGTATATTCTTACACAATACCCACCCTTGGATCACTCTCAAGTCAAAAATTCTCGAATTTTTTTCTCGACAAAAATTTACAGATTCTTATAATAGAACGTGTTCTGATTGCTTTTCGGGAAATTGATTAAAATCAATCGCGTAACCGCTAAAAAAGAACTCTAAGTTATTGATTGCGTAAACGTGGTTGTTAAAAATAGTATATAAATAATGAAGATTTTTTTTCACAAAATACTAGACTTTGTTGGAATATAGCCCATAATCAATTCATGGATGAAGAATCCAAAAATTTCAAAATAACTTTCGGAAACTATTCTTACACTGGTTCAGCATCAGACCCAGTAGAGGCGGCTACAAACTTCCTAGAAAAAGAAAATCCTTCCAGTCTCCCATATCTGATTGATGTGAGTGAGTGCGACAATGAAGAGAATAGATTTTTTGTGTATACGCCTCTAGTTTTGTCAAACATGGGAAAACACAAACAGTCTTCTGATATGATGAAATCAATAAACGAAGTTTTTAAATAATGGACTTAGAAAAGAAAATTATAGGTATCGGCGGGAATGCTAGATCTGGCAAAGATACTTTAGCTAACAACCTCGTCAGTATTTTAGCGGAGTTGAACATAAAAGCTGAAAAAGTTTCTTTTGCTAACGCTTTAAGACAATCAGTTGATGATTTCCTATTAAGAGAGTTGGGTATATCCGCTTTTACAGAAGACAAAAAAGAGAAAGATATTATAAGACCTTTCTTGGTTTTCTGGGGAACGGATATAATGAGAGGTAGAGATGAAGATGTTTGGGTCAAGAAGCTGCAAAGCTCTCTCAAAGAGGATCAGGTAAACATTATATCTGACTTAAGGTTTACAAACGAACTTGATTGGATTCAGAACAACAACGGAGTGTCGGTCATGCTAAGTAGGCCAAACGCGAATCCAGCCAACAAATACGAAGAAGAAGAGAATAAAAAACTTAGACAGTCAGTTAATCTTAAGTTTTCATTAGCTGACCTTGAAAAAGAAAACAGAGATTATATTTTAAAATCCGTGTCTCATGAGATACTTAACAGCCTCTTAACAGAGGAAACACTTGATTTATGGAAAGCGACTTGTCCCTTATAAACAGAATAAAAAACGGCGATGGTGGAGATTCTTTAACCTCTTTAATAGAGAGGCATTCTGGGATTTATGTGTATGTGGTCGATCAGTTCACTAAAAACCCAAACTCATTGATAGATAGGGACACTATCATGAAGGAAAAGGATCACACGATTTTTATCGCAGCCTTAAACTACAACCCAGATTGCAAAAGCAAATTTTCTACATACTTAGCTAACGAAGCAAAATGGAAGTGCCTTAACGCCATAAGTAAGGCAAAAAGAAGAAGGGAAACAAGCTTTGAGGACATTAAGAATGACCCAGCATCTGAGGAAGATAGCTGCCAACACTTGATTAAAGTAGAGTCTTTTAATTTCTTTAAAAATATGTTAAATGAAGAAAAAGACGAAAGAGTTTAAAAAATCATTGACATACGATATAATACAACCAACAATAAGCTCGTTCCGTGGAGAGTTGTAGCTGAAAAGCTTGACATGAGCATTCAAGGGTGTATAAATATCCACAACAAATTCATTAAGAAAGTTAGAAACGAACTAAACAAAAATTATGTATAATACAATCGTAACCGCATGTCATCTGGTAACAGACCCAGAACTCCGTGACGTAAGAGATAATAGTAAGGTCTGCAAAATCAGAGTCTGCATTTCTGAAGGGGACTCCAAAAACAAGTGCTTCATTGATGCCGAGCTTTGGAACAGACAAGCAGAAATTGCTAACGAATATCTTAGCAAGGGTCGTCAAATCCTTCTTCAAGGAGAACTTTGCCAATCGTCTTGGGAGAAAGACGGGAAAAAATACAGCAAGTATTTTATTCGGGGCAAAGAGTTCAAATTCATTAGCTCTGGCGGCAAAAAAGAGGAAGGCTCTGAGTCCAAGGGGGAATCTTTCTCAACTGAAGATGTGCCTTTCTAGTAATGAAGCTCTTACTAGACGCTCCAATAAACGACCTTAGTTTTGGCAATGTATCGCTGAATCTAATAAGGGAGTTTTACAAAAGAGAGATCGACTTGGGACTCTTCCCCACTAGGGGGAGAGTCAATCTTTCCGCTTTTACAATTGAAGACGGCCTTAAAAAGTATATAGAAGACTCAATTAATAATAGATATAATTATCTAGGAGAAGATATCCCCTCTCTTAAGCTTTGGCACCTAGATGGAGCAGAGGAGAGAAAAAACCCTCGACAATATCTTTATACTTTTTACGAGTGCAGTGACCCAACAACTGTTGAGGTAAACATAGCCAAGTGCCAAACCAAAACAATTTTCAGCTCTACATACTCAAGAGACTCGTTTAGACAAAAAGGATGCACAGATGCAGAGTCTGTGCCTTTAGGTTTTGATGAGGATTTTAAAATCATCGAAGGGAAGGCTTTGGAAGGCGTTATCCATTTTGGTTTGATGGGTAAATTTGAGCAGCGCAAGCACACAGGCAGAATCATTCAAGCTTGGTTAAAAAAATATGGTAACAATAATAAATACCAGTTAACCTGCTGTGTTACCAACCCCTTTTTCAAGCCAGAGGGGATGCAAAGAGTTCTTGAACAAACTCTTGGGGGGAAAAGATACACAAATGTAAACTTTTTACCACGATTGGAAAAAAACTCTGAAGTTAATGAGCTTTTAAATGCAATTGACATTGACTTAACTGGATTAAGTGGCGGTGAAGGATGGAATCTTCCAGCGTTTAATGCTACTTGCCTTGGCAAGTGGAGTGTTGTCCTTAATGAAACCTCTCACAAAGATTGGGCAACTGATAACAACAGCATATTAGTTGAATCAAGTGGGAAGTTTGATTGTTATGATGACGCCTTCTTTAAGAAAGGTATATCTTTTAATCAAGGACATTTCTATAATTGGGAAGAAGAGCAGGTTATCGCCGCTATGGAGAAAGCTGAATCAAAAGCGGGACAGATTAACACCGAGGGACGAAAGTTGGCAGAAAAAATGACCTACTCAAATACCGTTGATGGCATTTTCTCCCATATATAAGCAAAATAAGACTGGAACAACATATGCTAACATAGAAGTATGAGAAAAACACTATTTGAAGAATTTTTTGAACCAAGAGACAGCAATTTAATACGCGCTAGCGTAAAAGATTCTGGAGACGTTTATACAGCCACCTTAGAGCTTGCTGGATTCTCTAAAGAACACGTTAAGGTTTCAGTTAATGATGATACAGTCAGAATTGAAGCGAAAAAAGATTCTGAACTAAAAAGGTCTTCTATTAGAATGAAGAACTTGGTGTCAATTGGCTCGATTACGTCTAAAATGGAAAACGGTCTTCTGACTGTAACTCTACCAAAGAAAGAGGTTTCAGAGTCCATAAACATTGAGGTCGAATAAATATGCCTCTTTACACTTACAAAAGAGAATCAACTGGAGAACACAGGGATGTTCTACAGTCCATGAATGATAGACACTGCTACAGTGGCGTCAATGGTGACGAGCAAGACTGGAGAAGGGTTTTTCTTTCTCCAAATGCATCTATAGATACAAATATAGATCCTAACAATAGAGCAAAATTCGCTGAGACCACAGCATCGAAAAAAGGCACAATGGGCGACATGTTTGACTACAGTAAAGAGTTAAGCGATAAGAGAGCAGCTCAAAACGGTGGCATCGACCCTGTTAAGAAAAAATACTTCGAAAATTACTCCAAGGAAAGAAACGGGGCTAAACACTTCGAAGAAATGAAGACATACGAAAATAAAGATGTGAGCGTTGAATATTAACCATAGAAAGTATCATAATACCAAATATTTGATTCAACAACTTTCTGTGATATATTTTTATTTAAAACGTCTTCCCACTCGCCCTCTTTGTATCTAGACAATTTTTCTTTGATGTTATGGCTACCATATGGGCCATGATGAGAATCGTCTTCGTGAACCGTTTTTGTAATGGTGTCAAAAGAGTGCTGGAAATACTCTTCCTCTATATACTCATATATATGTTTCATTACAGTGTGAGGCTGATTACACAAGTCTTCATATCTCACAAAACATATATTATCAGATACACCTCTCTGGAAAAGGTCCAAAGTTCTTCTCAAAGCCAAACCAACTGGTTGAGAGTTTAGCCAGTGATTGACCCTTTCCTCTACAGTCATGTTCTGCATAGTGTGAGGAGAATCTGGGCCATTTATTTTGTGTTTATTTTTTCTGTAAATTTTCTCCATACTACACATAATGCCTCTTAAATCTCTAACCATACATATGATTTTAGGTTTAGGGTTCCAAAGATTAACCCACTCCAAATAGTGGGACCAACCTCTGTTTTTATCAATTATTATAGGTCTGTCAGTAATGGTTGAATAATAACCAATAGCCATGCCTTGACACATTGAAAGAAAAGCTCTTTCCATCAGATTGGGATCTTGAGCCTTTACCTCTGGCAAAGAATGTTGTGATCTTGCTGCGAACTGATATTCCAACAACGGAGAGGTTGCAGATGCATAAATTTTCGGGTTTTGAGACAATATAACCTGAATCAGCTCAGAACCACTTCTGGGCATAGATGAATTAAAAATCAATTTGTCCACAACCATTGTGTCTGACAAATTGTATTTTTCTAATTTATAGTTACTGTCCCGTCAGAGTTGATGGTGTAAGAACCAATAAACGACTTGTGTTGAGAAATTGAATCAGGGCTATTGGCATCTAAAAATTCACCTAAAGCCTTATGAAGTTCAAAAAGCTCTTTTGCATCGGTTCCTAATTCATTGCAAACCTGTTGTGGACTTGCGTTAGGATTTTTCCATACCAAATCAACAGCTTCTGCATAAAATCTCACAAGTCTCTTGTTTAGAACAAAAGCAGTATTTTTAATACTGTTAGCTGCTAAAACTTGGTAAGACGGGTCTTCTCCTCTATTGCTTAATATACTCATTTCTAAAATTTTGTTAACTTGCTGTTCCAAGCGTTATGTTTTTGACGGTCCCGCCAATATTTACATCTAAAATAAT